GATTAAATTTTAATTTTAAATGTGCTATTTTTTGAGCTTTTCCACGCCTTTCTGTAACTAGCATTTTAACACAAAATACATTTTTTAGTTTTCTGTAGTTTGCTATGCTTTTCTGTCAAACGTATTCAAGTCGTATTCAAAATAAAAACTCCACCTTTTGAGTGGAGTTTGTTTTTTGTCAAACGTTTTTTAAATTTAAGTATTCGCAAATTGCTTCTTCAACTAAAGTATTTAGTCTTATGTTTCTTGCTACTGCTTCGTTCCTAGCATCTTGAACTACTTTGCTATCAAGCAGCAATGTTACTTTTTCTATTCCATTCTTATTAAAAAGATTGTTATAAGTTTTTTTGTCTAATTTTTCTTTGACAATTTTTTCAGCTTTGTCAAAACTCAATGGAACTATTTTTTCATCAACAAAATACAGAAAGAATTCTCCTGTACGTTTGCTATACAACTTTTGTTGTTCGCCAACAACTCCAATAAGTTTAGCAGTATCAGTATTATACTTCCTGCCTTTAATTAACTTCATCATTTTTTATGTTCTCCTTTAATAGTTAGGATGATCTGCTACTCTAACTTCACGCTTATAGTAGTCACATTTCCAAAAGCTAAAGGTATCATCGTCTTGATGCTTCTTGCGAATTGCTTGTAGTTCTCTAGCTTCTTTCTCAACTTCAACTGGTACTTGGTAATAATACATTGATGGTGCATTATCAACATCTTGATACCAGTTGGAGTGGCTGTTTTTAACTTTGATAGTAACCCAGCCTGGTGTTTTACTATCGTCAAAGTCTCCTTCTTCAACATAATCGTATTCTACGAATAGATCACCCATCTTGTCTTTGAAAGCTTCATCGACTACCTTAGCTAATTCAATAGCTCTAGGCAAATCTATAGCAGTTTGTGCTTTCAAAGCTAAACGTTCTTGTAATTTACGTTCAGCTTCTTCGTTCACTTCTTCGTATTTACTACGTTGTGGTTTGCTTACTTTGCCTTTGTTTGTAAAGGCAGTAAACTTTTCAACTTTATCAAATGTATCTACTAACCAAGGTTTTCTCCTGGTTCTGCGATTTTTTTTGTAATCGAAAAATATTTTTCGATTATCTTTTCTGATGTAGTATTTAACTTCTATTTTTTCATAAATCATGATTAACTCTTCTTTTTTAAAAACCTTTAATTACTGACTTTGGAGCCCACATTTTTATATTTCCGAAATCTGTTTCGAAAACAATTAATGCTGCTTTTTCTGTATATCTTTCTGCATAAATATTGTATGCAAGCATAGCTCCTTGCATCTCTGATTGGTCTAGGTTGTTATCCATCAACCAAAGTGGCAAGCCTTTACTTCCTAGCCAGAAAAATTCTGGACCATTATATTCTTTCTTTTGATGAGTTAATTCATATACCGCATTCTTAAATGCACTGTCTGACATTCTTTTTCTGCCTGCTTTAACCATAGCCCAAATTTTCTTTAAAGCTAGTTTTAAAGCAATCATGTAATTACCAACTTTTTCAACTAATTCCTTAGCAAGCTTATGTGCTTGCTTCATCAAACTCTTTTTACTCATTTTGATGACCTCCAATTTTTAACTTCTTTAACTAACAAATATATTATAACATACTTTAACGTCAAAGTTAAATAAAAATGTAGAAAAAGCCCTATTTTTTAGGGCTATTAAAATTATTATATAGTTTTAGCTTGTTCCAGAAGCTTAGTATACAGTTCTTCGATATTCATCTCTTCGTGTTTAGTAAATTTTATTGATTCAAGCTCTTTTTCGTGTAATTTCATCTCTTCTTCATAAATGTCCATATCACTGTCATGCACTGGTTCGCCCCAGATATAATCAGTTATATAGTATTTGTCTTGATCTTCTGGAAAAATTGAGTAGATAGCAATCACTTGCAAATCACTACCGAACTCAGCCATATCTTGCTTTACTTCTGATAATAGTTCTTCGTTATCATAGCTTACATTATTCATCTTACATTCCACCTTTAAATACTATTTTACATTAATTTTTTAGATGAAAAAAGTGCAAAAAAAATAAGCCCACCAATAAAGGTGAGCTTGTAAATATGTTAAAAAAATTAAAAATTGAAGGAACGATCCATCAATAATCAAATTATACTATATATTCAATTTTTGTCCAGGATAAATCCAATTGATATTACTAATCCCATTATTACGTGCTAAGGTATAAACATTCACACCATAACGGTAAGCAATACCAGATAGAGTATCGCCATAACGTACTGTATATGTTCGTTGATTAGATACATTCCCTGTAATCTTTAATCGTTGTCCTGGATAGATCCAGTTAATGTTACTGATACCATTATTACGGGCTAGAGTATATACATTTACTCCATATTTATAGGCAATTCCGCTTAAAGTATCTCCGTATCTTACAGTATAGTAACTAGTATTGTTAGATTGAATTGGAGTTGTTGTTTGTAGAATTTCAACATCAGACTTGTTAATCCATGACATAACACCGTCTAGCAACACTCTATTACCAGATACTTGAATAACCTTATAAGAGTTACCCTTGATAAAACTTGGTATACCTTCTCCTGTAGCCCAACGACTAGCAGAATAATTTACTTTAACTGTGTATCCTACTGTAATATCATGTTTAGGTGTATTATCAGCCTTGATACCTGCATCTACTGCTGGAGTATGTGTCTTAGGCTTCTCTGGATTACCGTTCTTATAGCCACTGTCAGTAATACCAGTCAAATCAATATCCCCATCTAATCCACCAGCTACATAAGTTGAAGTAAATTGTAAAATACCAATATTGTTAAAACTTGGAAAATAATTGTAGTTTGGTTCTGGAGTTACAGCATAGTTAGGATACTCAGCCAACCACAATTGGCACAAAGTAGATAGATAACTTAAATCAGTGTTATTAACTAAGTAATTCTTGTATCCATAAACCATTGGTGTGTATCCAGCGTCTTTAATTCGTTGAATAGCATGAGCAATTGCTTGTGTATTCTGATAACCAGATTCAACATCTAAAGCTACAATTGAGCCTTTTGGTGTTTGAATTTTTGGTAGGAAATAATTTAATACATAATCTGCTTGACTATTTGAAGTTACATTCTGCCACCAGATATATGTATGAGCTCTTTTACCTTGTGCGATTGTGCTAGATACTTGCGTTGGATAAGTCCATTGGTCGTATAAGTTCCAACCAGTAGTAGTACCACCAATTTGAGATATCATAAATTTATCTCTGGCGTAACCCCATTTACCGCTTGCTCCTTGGAAAACAGCTGCATCAACGCCATGTTCTCCTCTAGCTGCTTGAACACTTGGAGTGTTTAACTGCACAGAAAAAAGCAACGCTGCACACGTTGCTAAAGTAATTAATATTTTCTTTTTCTTCACGATACTACCTCCTATTTTACATTACCATCCTTATCAATCGTTTCTGCTAAAGATTTAGGAGTATCATTGCTTATTTTCGCAAGTTTTAAAGCTTTATTTGCTGTTTGTTCAATCGTATTGACTGTATCAACATCAACTGTTGTTCCGTCAACTAAACCTAAAATACCGCCAATAGTTAAAACTGTATTTACAAGGTTCATGATTTGTCCCGTATCTCCTGTAAATTTAAGCCCAAAAATTGCACATAATTGCTGAAGCAATACTAGTAACAATACTACTAATGATGTTACTGTCTTACGATTTAACTTACCGTCTTTATCGAATAATACTTTTTTCATTTTCTCTCCTCCAACCGTTTGATTTTTTCTTCATGAAGTATGATAGCTTTATCGTGTTGTTCTACTTCATGCTCTAATCTTTTTAAATTTTTATGTTCTTCTTCAAAATTTCCGTTAAGTTGTTTGATTGTATTAGTTAATTCCTTAAATTGTTGTTGCAACGGATATGTACCAATGTTAATTGCATTATTTAACACTTTGGCACCATGTCTAAATAACCAATAAATTCCACTAAAAAGAACGGAAATAACAGCCAGAATCGACGCTATCTCCGCCCATGAATATCCTAATAATGAATGCACATATAGTCACCTACTTTTATTTTTATCCTACCCACCCACCCCTGTCATTATCTTAAGCTGTTGGAGCTACTGTTGGTTGTGTTGATGTAGTTGTTTCAGCAGGCTTATCTTCTGGAAACATCTTATAGTAATCTTCTTGTGTGAAGTAATTTACTCTTACAAAAAGTTGCACATTTTCCTTTGTGAATAATCCTAAATCATAGAAACGTTTTACAATATCATAGCTATATCTCATTTTTACTTACCTCCATTTGTTCCTGCATTAGTTGCATTTTGTAACATAATTTGTGCCAAAGTTGCGTTTAGTCCGTTATTAGACTTACTTAATTTATCCACTGCTGAAGTTAAAGTATCAACTTTTCCTTGTAAGTCAGCTACTGCTAGCATTTGTTGTGCTGCAGCTTGTTCTCCTTGCGTTGGTTCTGGTTTAACTTCTGGAACAGTGTATTTTTTCTTCCACTCTTCTCCCGTTAAACTATCCCAAGAATTCGTGCTTTCGTTCCAAGTTGGATCATACAAGTCAACACCATTACTATCCACGGGTTTTACTGTTGTGGCATTTTCTGGCAAGTCATAATTATCTGGATAATCACTTACTGGATACATATATCTTTTTGTTTCTTTATCGTAAATAAAAATTAACATCTGTTACCCTCCTCTATTGGTCTCTTTGTCCATCAATTCTAGCCCATTCGCGCCAACTATGATCTACATAAGATCTAAAATAAATAGAACCAAGGTTTGCTAAAATTAATATTTGTGTAGCAATATTTCCACTCTCATCTCCGCACTGTATTAACGATCCCCAAAATGATTTTCTATTTTGTAAAGATTTTGGCCATGAACTATCTGACATTTGGTCCCATAAACCAACTATATGCATTCCTTGCCCTACACCATTTAGGCTTACACTACCACTAGCTCCACCGCCAATAAATTTACCAATTTTAAAATTAGCTGTATCTTTTTGGTTTAAAGCTGTTACTCCATCATCAATAGTTTTAACTTTGTCGAAATTCTCTTTAATTTTTTCTGGTCCATTTGCCATTTCAGAAAAAATAGGTTCAAAATTTATTGCCATTACTATTCCTTCTTTCTTTATTGTTAAAATAAATAGCCCTTAAATCACTTAGAGCTGTTGGATAATTAAAATAGCCTGTACTATAAATGACTGCTGCCTTTACCATCTCCAGCTTTAGCAGCACTATCATCAACATTACCCAGACTAATCTTAATTGTTTTATTGCCACTCCCTAAATACCAATCTCCATATTTGTAGTATGGTTTAGTATCCATGTAGAAATTACGTGGTATACGGACAACGATTGAATTATTATCCGTATATTCTGCCTCACAAGGAACTAACTTGGTTAACGTTTCACCAAATGACCCAGCACCTAAACCGCCGATTTCAGTACCAATCGCATTTTCATAGTAGAAAACTGTTGGTTTAGGATAGTCTTTTTGATTGTGTACGATTGTGATTTTGTATCCGTAAAGTAATTCCTCCAGGCTGTCAGCTGTTACCATTTTTATCAAAATTGATTTCTTAAATTCTTCTGCCTCACCTTGAGTGAAAATCCCATCTTGTTTAATCTTATCTTCTAAAGTCCCTAATGCTGTTTTAGCACTATTCAACTCACTCAAAGTAGCTGTATTAGTTTGATTTAAGGTAGTCATCAAGTTAGTAATTTCCGCAACCTTATCATCAACAATCTTCTTCAATTCAGCTACATTTTTAGTTTCAGTTTCCTTGATTGTGTTAAACAAGTCATCTAACGGGCTGATATAATCTCTAGGAACTAAGCCAGTAACAACCATATCAGCCAGTACTTCAAACTTAAATTCAAGTGTGGCAATATTACGATAATCTTTCATCACCCGGAAAAATGCTTGTTTATACTGCCCGGCTACGCTAAAAGATTGTGCTGGCATATCAAAACGGAACTTACCAGTTGTTGGATCTTCATAAAATACAGCATGAGAGTTATCCAAAATCTTGTGTTCGTTGTCTGGCAAAATACCTTCAAATAGGACATTAGCTCCTGTTAAATCATAGGCAGAACCGTCTTCGTTGGTAATCTCAACAAAAACTTGTCTCAAACTGTCCTCATACTGACGTGCTTGCACCCAGTTAGATTTATCATAGTCAGGCGTAAAAGTATTACCACCCTTAGCCTCTAAAACAGTCAAAGGTCTGTAATCTTTACCAATCACATATTTCAATATTTGAGCCATTAGATTACTCCTTTCTCAATTAAAATTTTCGTCACTATATTCTCAATCGTTTCTTCATCAGTACCTAAAGTTACACGCTTTAGCCTTGCCTTCCAATCTTCATTTAAAGCGTCTATTTTATCATTAATATCATGCAAATTAGCTTTGCTATCTAATTCACTCTTAATCTCATCAGTATTGCTATTAACAGTACGCTGAATTTGATTAAAATTAGCAACTGCTGCGTTATACTGAACTCTATCAGTCAAACCAATATCATCAAGGTTCAGATGTTCCATCACTACCACCTTCTTCTTTTCCAGTTTTTTCAATGCTATCCAATCTTGTATTTATATCTTTAAATTGCTTTAAAATTTCTTTGTTCCTAGTTTCTTTTGAATGTGGATCGTATAGTTATCAAAATAGAATTCATGTATATCACCGTTCCAACTAAGCACTAAATATCAACTCCTTAAATCTCTCACTTGGTTCTGCACTCATATCTACATTTCCAGTAATACCATTTACGCTACCCTTGCTTGTATATTGATGTAAGTCATATGGATGTGTAGGTTTCAAACTATTAGCCAATGTTCCATCATTCTGCCCGTAACTTGGTATCCAAATCGCACCAGGACGCGCTACATTCAAATTGAACTTATCGTATAAATGATTAGCAATATACAACACAATCTTGTTATCTGGCACACCTAAAACATTGAGTTGTGACATATAAGCCTCAACTCCCGCTCTCATCTGAGTAACATCTCCACTCATCTCAATACTTTCAACATCAATTGCATAAAAAATAGGCTGTTGCTTACCTGCGACAACCTTTTGTGTGCGATTATAGAAATCTCTTGCTTCTTGTTGAGCGTCTGATGTAGATGTAGCAGCAAAATATGCATACACCGCATACTTTCCACCAGCTGAAATACATTTTTGTAAATTCTCCATGTACTTTAAATCTTGATGAGCAGAACCATGCTGAACTCGGATAATACTCAAAGTAACATCATCAGCTATCACGCTAGGCCAATCAATCACACCTTGCCACTCTGAGACATCAATAATCTTGCCAATGTGTTGTGGTTTAGGTATATCTGGAGTTGTTGGAGTATTGTTGTTGAGTTTATCGTCAATATACTCTTTTAATTTGCCTTCCAATTCCTTTTGAATACTAGGTAATACAATTCCTTTTTGAACTTTAGAAATTTGATTTTTTAAAGTCTCACCTAGTTTTTTATTTCTCTCAAATGCTTTTTGGTTTCTAACTTGCCACTCAACTGGATCAAATCTCTTATTACCAAACGTAACAGTATCTGCCTGCTTATTTTGTGGATACCAAGTATATGAGTTAATTCTTACTTCTACATCAATTCCAAATCTATCTCTTAGCCAACCGTAATTACCTACTTTAATATCATTATTAAATTTAACTGAATTATACTTGAAGTTAGCATAATCTAAAGTATATTCAATATCTGGATAATCATGGATACTTGCTTTTAGTTTGTTAATTAAAGTATTCTCATCAGTGATATTATCATCAGTAATTGGTTCGGCTTCTACTTTTGGCCAATGTGCTTTTTCAACAAGTGGAGACACATATTCAGAGTGTATCTCATACTCAGTAGGCTTATCTTCTTCAACTGTTTCTGTTGGTTGTTCAACATTATTTTCAGAATTGTTATTCGCTATACCATTTCTAATAATTTCCTGTGGATTAAGCCACGTTCCATCATTAGTAAATGATTTCCCTACAGCAGTATTAAAATCGACTTTAGTAATCCCTATGTGGAGATGGTCTGTATTACGATAACCAATTATATCTCCTGTTTTTACCACATCACCGACGTTTACTCTTATGTTAGACATACTAGAAAAAGCTTCCTGGTAAACTATGTTATATCCATCATCCGAGTGTACAACAACATAATTCCCTAAGCCACCCATATAGGACTTGATAATAACTTTCCCACCATGTACTGCATGAACTTCGCTTCCTGGATGATCGACAGAACCAAAATCTAATCCATCATGAAATGAATTAGGTCTAAATCCACCATCATAGCCAAATCTTTGCCCTAAACTAAAAGATCCTTCCCCTACACTAGGAAAGGGCCAACCCCAAGAACCACCAGAACTAGAACTACCACTCGTTTCATCTGTTTTTTCTTGAACTATTGGCTTAGCTTGACCTTTGATATACGTTGTTATCGTTGAATAATCTTCGTTATAACTTATCTTTGAAACATTAGCATTGTCTATAAACAAAAAAGACTCTTTTGTTCCTAATTTCTTTTGAATATGAATAGTATAGTTATCAAAATAAAATTCAAAACCAAAATCACTTGCTAAATTCTGCATCAGCAAATCATCAGCATAGCCACCACCAAAGCCTTCAGAAAAAGCGTAATTATCAAAATTATCATGTAGTATATACTTAACTTGCGTATCCTTAACTAATAAATCTAAACATGATTTTAAAGATTGAGTATTCTCTAATCTCTCATCTACATATTTGTTATGTAAATCTTTAGCAATATGAATTGCCGTTACTGAATACTGTTTAACCTTTCCTAGAGATACTGGATTATTAGTAACTATTCTATATCTCTGCTTATTTTCTGGTACTTCAATAATTGTAAAAGGTATCATCATTTGAGCTGCAACTTCATTTTCTGGAGTGTCGACAAATGTAAAAGATAATGTTGGATATTGTCCTAATGTATCTGTAATTTGTACATTATCAGCTTTGAAAGCTGTTTGATCTCCATTAACATTTTGAACAAATAGCATTTTCTACACCCCTTAATAATAAAATCTAGTATCAAATTTTATGTTGAAATCTGAACTTCCTTCAATTCTCAAATGATTTTTACCAACCACAAAATCTAGGTAAGCATGATTACATCTGCCATAAGCTTGTGAGCCATTAATAATAGGAACAAGTCCTACAATCTCTAAAGTATCACTTTTACTCAAATTTCCACTTATAGAGTAACTTTGATTGGTCGTGGTATTGGTTATTTTTAAATTATTTGCATTTCCTTTAAAAATAATCCTTACTGGTCTTTCATCAGCATTTAAAGGAATGATACCTAAATTCATAAAATCAAATTCAGTTTGATTATTAAATTCATATTCTAACTTTTTGTTGCTAGGCAATTCCAATCCAAAGCCCCACAATCCACTTGTAGCATTCATTGGAGTTAATGTAGTCGCTACAGTTTCAGCATATGATTCTGTACATTCTAAGTTAATTTGTACATCTGATGCTCTCCAGAATGAGTTATTTTGTGCAGGAGTAAAAGTATCAGCTACTACTTTCCATCTTAAAAATGGCATTCGCATTGTTTGAATATAAAACTCTTCATTTGAACTCAAAATTCTTCTTAATTTCAATTTCTGTAATTCAAAATCATTGGTATCATTAGCAATAATATCTAAAACTAATGAGATTGTAGTTTGTTGAACTACTCTATCTACTAATAAATTATGATAGGTACTCATTGATTGGAACGTGTATTGAAAATTAGGATATGGAACATCAAATTTCTTAACATGAAAACCTAATGCATTTAAATCATAGGTTGTTCCATCAAGTCTAGTTATCACAACTGTACTTGTCATTAAATAGCACCTCCATATCCATTGACAATAATTCTTCTAGCTCTAATTGCCTCTAACTTAGAGTAGGTAGCATTGGCAATTGTATTTGAATCCATTACAACATCTATCTTCAAATCTCCACTCAAATCTAGCTTACTTTCTCTGCTAACATGGTTATTTGAAATATTACTAATATTGGTAGATGGAGCAATCATTGAGCCATCATATCTACCAGCTTGAATAATACGATTTAATTTAGCACTCATACCCTTAGGATTTCTAGCTGCTCTAGCTTTAATAGCTTCTATAATGTGGTTATCAGCAGTACTTCTTGCTGGATTAATAGCAATTTCAGGTTCTCCATCAACTTCACCAAAAATAGATGGTCTATCAGCCCAACCACCGTTAGCGTATCTTCTGCCACCTGATGGACCCCAACCACCTAAAGTAAGATCACTTCTCCAAGTCGTATCATTAAACATTGCTAGAAGTTGGTCAAATGGTTTCCAAATATCATGATGTCCTGGCATTGCATAATGTAAGAAAGTGCCATCTACAAATTGAAGAATACCTTTTGACGGATGACCTGCTTTAGCATTACTATCCCAAAGATTAATAGCTCTGGCATTTCCACCAGATTCATGTTGGATAACATTTAAGATATGAGCAATATCTCCAGCACTAACACTTACGTGCATTTTAGATGCAGCTCTTTTGATTAAAGACTCACTAACAGGACCATCTCCACCAATTTCATCTAGCTTATCTTTTAATTTTGTAAGTAAATTCTTGAACCAAGTTTCTCCCCAGTGAGGAATTTTCTTAGCCCCTGAATCTCCAAAATCTTTCCAAAATGATTTAGCAGTATTAGTTCCAGCTGAATATATCTTTAATAAAGTTCCTAGTGGATCGCTTAGTGCGTCTGTAATAGCATCTATTTTGTCGTCAATCATATCTTCTAACTTACTGATTTTTGAAGATGCATAATTCCAGGCTTTACCGAACCAATTACCAAAGCCACCTTCAAATCTAGGCATACCAAACATTTCAGCTGTTTCTCTAGCTGGCATAACTGCATCACCAGGATGTAACATAGTTAATACATTTCGTCCTTCTGGTATTTCGACTTTACCATTTTGTCTAAAGATTGCTTCTCTATGTAGTGGTCCTTCTTGGTCGTTTACCATTGCTAACATTGGTCTAGCTACTGGGCCAGAACTACCATGCTTGAACTTAGGGACTGAAATCTTAGCACCAAAGAAACCTGCTACTTTTTCTAACCCATTAGCACCTGTATTCCAGAAATTACCAATAGCTTTTACACCATCATGAACTATACTTTTAACACTATCCCAAATGTCAGATACTTTCTGTTTGATTCCATCCCAAATACTATCCCACTTAGACTTAATTGCATCTAAAGCTCCTGAAATAGTATCTTTAATATCAGCAAACTTACTCTTAATAGCTTTCCAAATTCCACCTAGAACATCTGAAATCTTGTCTAAAATGCTATCCCAGATATGCTTAGTTATCTTAAAAATATCATCAAAAGTATCCTTAACAACATCAAAAATCTTGCCAAAAATTTTACTTAGTGGTTTCCAGATAGCTTCAACAATACTAATTATGATATTTTTAACGCTATTCCAAGTTTTGCTGGTTATTTGTATTAATCCATTCCAAGCTTTACTTACAACTTTTACAATAGCATTTATTCCCTTTGATACAACTTTGCTCAAGCTATTCCAAGCTTTAGAGACTGTTTTAGCTATCCCATTCCATACCTTACTTGTAGTTTTAGCAATAGGATTCCAAGCTTTTTCAATATTCCTTTTGAGACTGTTTATTACTTTCATAACTGGCTTTTCTATTTTTTGCCAGACTTTTATAATTGCAGCAGTTAATAAAACAAATGGAGCAAGTGCTATAGTACCTATGATTTTGGCTTCTCGCTTGATTTCTTTACCCAAAGAATCAAATACTTTTAAAACAGGCTTCTTGATTTTATTGAAAACTTTACTTATTCCACCAATAGCTTTCCCAAACACACTAGAAATTGATTTACCAATACCAGCCACTTTTTTGGTTACGCCTGTTTTTAGCTCATCAAATACCTTACCTGTATCTTTCTTGATTTTGGCAAAGTTCTTACCAATTGAGCCACCGCCTTTAGCTCCAAGCATTCCACCAACAGTAGAACCAATAAAACTACCAACACCAGCACCTACAGCAGTACCAGCACCAGGAACAATAGAACCAATTGCTCCACCAATCCAAGCTCCAGCAACACCACCGGCAGCAGTCCCACCAGTAGCTCCAACAGCTCTACCAATTTTTTCATTTCTATTATCCTTGTTGATACCGATTAATTCAGTACCACCAGCAATTAAAGAACCAACAACAGGAATTCTAGATGCTGTTCTTGCAATGATACCTTTCTCTGCTGCTCTTACTGCTGTTCGTTGACCTACTTGTGCTGCAGTTCTAGCACCATTAGCTATTGTTCTTGGTCCAACTTTCTCAACAGTAGATTTTGCAACTGCCTCAGCTACCTCTTGTCCTCCACGCTGAATACCAAATAACTTATCAGCACCTACACCAATTAATCTACCTACTTTACTTGCACTAGTGGCTTTTACTCCACCTTCTGCAACTTCTTCAGCAGTAGTAGCTAATTTACCACCTTTAGCGCCTACTCCTATACCCTTAGCCAGTCCACTTAATCCACCTAATCCTATAATATCTTTTAGAATTTTATAGTAACTGGTTAAAGCAGCAACCATATCCCATGCTTTTTTGGCAACAAATAGTCCTAACATGACTTTAATAAATGTTTTTAAGTCTTCCTTATGGTCAATGATGGTTTCTAAAATATCATTTATTTCGTCTAAAACATCACTAGCACTATCACCTTTATCGTGTGTAACACCTAAAGCATCAGCAATCATATTAAGAATACCTTTAAAAGTATCCCACACAGCAGAACCAATAATCGAGGCTATGCTACCAAGATTTTTCAGTAATTCAGCTATTTCATCTTTATTATCATGTAAGAATTTACCAACTGTTGTACCTAGATTTTCTACCCACTTAGTTGTTGTATTAATGATTCCAGTAAAATTAGCTTTACCTAGCTCTGTGATAATATTACTAATGCTTGTAACAACAGCCGCTTCTAAATTTCCAATAGCACCTTCAAATGTAGCAGTACTTGCTGCAGCTTCTCTAGCAGCTTTAGTCATACCTAATTGACTAATAGCCTTATTGAACTCTTTAGCACTTATTTGTCCTTTTTCCATTGCATCACGGAAATTACCAGTATAAGCACCATTCTTCTTCATGGCTTCTTGCAATTTGCCAGATGCACCAGGAATAGCATCCGTTAACTGGTTCCAGTTTTCAGTGGTTAATTTACCAACTCCAGCAGTTTGGGTCATTACCATTGCTACAGATTTAAATGTTTCTTTAGTTCCACCAGCTTGAGCGTTCAAGTTACCGGCTGCCTCAGTTAATCCCATATAATCTTTGATACCATTTGCTGCTAATTGAGCTGTGGTATTTGAGACATCATTAAGCTCGTAAACTGTATCATTAGCGTACTTTTGAACTTCTTTAGCAGTTTTATTAATTTCTTCAGAACCAAAGCCACCTAATTTCATTGTTGACCTAAATTTATCCATAGCATCAGATGCTTTGATAGCTTCACCAGTTAAGTCTTTTAACTTGCCTGCTACCATTCCAACACCTGCAGTTAATAGATTACCTGCAAAAACACCTAACATAGTTTCTTTTAATCGTTTGAATTTATGCTCAGTATTTTCTGTATTATTCTGTAATTCTTTCAACTTAGGACTAGCATTATCATTTAACTCAGCTTTAGTAAGAATTTTTAAAGGAACTTTTTTTAATAATTCTTCGTAATTAATAACTTCGCCTTTTTGTGCTTTAGTCAATAATTCTGTTCTGACTTGCTTAGGGAGCTTTTTTAGTAATTTGTCAAAATTATCTATTCCTTGTTCTTTTGCATCTGCTGTTATCTTAGTAATAACTTCTTTAGGTACTTTACGTAACTTAGTTTCAACTTCCTCAGTCTTACGTTTTAAAGGTTTATCATCAGCATCAAATTTTGGCTTAATAGGATCTTTAAATTCTTTTTCAATATCATCATGAGTTTGTTTAGCTTTAGTTTTAGATTTATCTAAATTATCAGATAAATCTTTCTCTAGCTCATCTCCTGAACCTTTACCGATATTTTTTGCAATATCATTAATTTCCTTAGTATCAGAAATGAACTTATCCTTACCACCTAAAACAACATCAATATTAACTGTACTATCTGCTGCCATTTGATTAACCTCCTTTCTAAGACTGAGCTAAAGCTTTCAATGAATCTGCAAAACTGGCCACTTTTGCCTCTTGTGCTTCAACTGTTTTATTTTCATTAAGTTCGTAATAATTCTGTGCTTCTATTGCACTTGTCAATTCTTTACCTTGTAAGTCACTGACATCTTTTCTACGTATATCTAAGATTCTTCTAAAATAAGTATTCTCATCTAAGCCATCAAATAAAGCTTTAAATACATCCCAGTGCATTTTTCCTTGCTCTGCAATTAAATCAATATTGTATTGTTGTTTAAAGCTTGCATAGATTGCCCCTGCGTCTTGCGTGTAAGAGAATAGTTTCTGAGTATTAACTTCACTTGAGACTACATCACTTTCAACAGGATCATTACCATAAGCAGACTTAGATATATAGCTTGTAATTTCATCAATTGCTTTCATAGCAAATTCAGCGTCTTTAGGTTTAAAACCAAAAAACATTTCAAATGCAATTACAATCTTCTCTGCATCTTGGAAAGTATCATCTTCAAGCAAGTTATACATTCTAATCACGTTGTCAAAGCTCAAATCTATTTGATACTCTTTGCCTTGATACGTGTATGAACTTTTTAATGGTTCAGTCAGAGATAACATGACTAACCACGTCTTTTCTTAGTATATTTTTCTACACGTCTTTCTTTACGATTTTTATTAGTCTTTAATTTATCATTCAAAACATCATCAATTGCAGCAATAATTTTACTGATTGCTCTAGTTGATTGATTGTAGTAATCGTAAATTCGTTTACCTTCGCCAGTACCAAAGATTCTATCCATAGCCTTAAAGATGTCTTCACGTCCATCATGCATAGTATCAACTACTAACTTCTTACGTTCCTCTAGCGACATTTCTTTAAACTTTTCTTCTGGAATTTCAGTTAAATCTTCAATTCGTTTGCTCAGTTCAAGTTGAACATCTGAGATTTTAACTGATAATTCATCATTCAAAACTAAAGAATATTTCTTCTCAGCTACTGTAACATCTACTTTAGTATCTAGGTTTAATCGTTCATCTAAATTAATACTTGGCATTTTATTTCCTCCAATCGTCTCACATTACTCGTCTCTGTTTATTTTATTTATAATGTTGGTCCGCCTTGTTCTTTTTTAGCGTCTTCTGCACTAACATATTTAGGCTTTCCATTGAATACAGGAACTACACTAAATGTTTGCTTAGCACCTGGAGCACCACCGGTTGCTTGAATGTTTGTCAATGTAACTACACCAACAATGTAAGATCCATCTGGATATGTGAACTTAAATAAAGTCTTTAAAGAATCTCCAATTTCTAATTGCTTACTTGCAATATAGTCTTGAGCTGGATCTCCATTTAAACGGTGACCAGCAATAGTGAATTGATAACGCTTGGATGTTACATCAGATGTACCAAAGCCTTCTCCATCATAATATTCATCATTTGTTGTTGTATCGTTTTCTGCTGGTGTTACATTGTTAATACCTGCAGCTAATCGAGCCCATTTAGCACTCGCTAAAGCAGACATATCCTTATTGCCTGCAGTATCAATTTCCATTTTTACTTTATGGTTAAGAATAAAAGAACCAATTTTTTCTGGTGCTTCTGCCATGATTAATCACTCTCCTTATAAGTATCAACTGTGATTTTAAAATCAAATAAATAAACAACATTACCCTCAGTATCTGCTGACACGATATGTGGGAATGTTGTTACTTCTAATTTATTAAAACTAAAACTATCATTCTGACTAACCAAATTAAAATCATATTCTGAAATATACTTCGATATATTCCACAACGTTTGATTAATCAGTTCTTCATCATTACTACGCATTGCAATTTCAAAGATAAATTCTTCTGTTCGATTGCCTGCATAATCTTCATCAATTACTGTTGATGGCAAGTCATATATACGTAATTCTGGACTTGTTTTATTAGTCATATACGACTGATACAATTTAACTGGCAAATCTACATTATCGTTAATGCAGTCTGTCAATCTATCCTTTAGGTCCATGATATTCAACTACCTTTCCATCAAGTAAGCCTTGTTTAAATACCCTAACCCAATTATTAGAATACAAACTCTTTGCTTTTAAATCCCACCTAGATGTTGCTTGTGGATGTTCACTTGTCGTCCAGTGAGTAATTGGATGTCCGTTAATATATCCATAAAATTGAGCTTTAGCATAAGGTGTTGTATAAGTTACATGGTTATCTTGTACATGGACTGACCTTGATAAATTACTTTGCTTGAATGGCACGAACTTATCCATATCCATTGCCATTTGATTAGTGAAATTGTAAAGCCCACGATTTAAAGCTTTCTCAGAAAAACGATCAAAACCTTTGCCATGAACTGATACCACTACTGCCATTACAACACCTCCAATTCATAAGAATAAACATCATTACTGTAAGGCTCACGATTATCTACAATATTGGTAATTGTGTATTCCTTACCTTCAAAGATTAACTTATTTCCAACGCTATCCCTATCTAGTTTAGGCAATGGATTAGAAATTTTGGCAAACAAAAAGACAATAGCATTAGCCGTAATTTTACGATTATTACTATCGCCTGAATAGATTGTTTGTGGTTGTACAAGTACATTTTCCACCTCAACTTCTTCTATTTTTTGTTTACCGTATTTATCCAATTCACCAATTGGAATCTTTAAAGTGATACTTTGATTACATAATCTTCTATCAATTCTAGGTATCATCTGTGTACACCTCGATATAATAAACCATATCTCCCCAGTAGATTATATGCTTCTGTACATAAACCATTCTTCATAGTCGTTCCAACATTACCAGCAGGGCTTAAAGATAATCTACCTACCGTGATACTGGTAAATTCATTTTGAGCTAAATCATAACTCTTATTAATACCAGTTACATGCATAAAATCTACTTGCTCACAGATAGCCATTTTAAACGTTTCTACGCGTCTTTTTGACTTATCGACTAATATATCATGAACCTTATAAAAATCATTTGTGGCTAAATCTATGATACGTTCTGCACCTTTTACAAGCTCATTAAACACATCTTCATCCAGCCTGTAACCAAACTCAACATATTCACTATAAGTTAGATAAGCCATTTACATCACCTTACTGAGCCTTACCTGTTGCAGCTGTTTCAGCTGCAACATAAATAGATTTCTTAGCATTTTCAAATACTAATGCATCATAGTAGGATAATCCCTTAATTGTCCAACGATAACCAGCACGGTCATTATCTGGAGAAATTACGTCAACTGTATCATATTTAACAATTGGAGCAATTGCAAATGTTGGAACTGCTAAGAAGTTTACTGTATCAGGAATTGTTAAGCCTTGAATACGGTCTTTGGCTACGGTTAAGATTGGTGTTCCGCCATCTAATTGTGCAACACGACGATTAATTCCGTTAATTTGTTGTTGGTTAACAGAGAATGTCTTAGATACACCATCAGCGTTCTTTAATGCTTTGTAGTACTTAGTAGAAACAAACATTAACCAGCCACCAGGAATTTGATTATCAATCATGTAGGATTCTACTTCATCATATGCTGCTAAAGCATTTTTAGAATCAATTGTATCTGTTACTAACTTACCACCAGACTTAGCTGTGTCATAAATTTTTTGGGCTAGGAATTTATCACGGTGTGGAATTGTAATGCGTTGGTTATGTTCACGAACAACATTAGCTACTGTGTAAGCTCCATTTTCGGACATATCCAATTGATCTAGGTCATACCCAATCCAATCTTCTTGTGTCAATTCTAGAGTTTCTTTAGAAACATTAACGTTGTTACGTGCATTATCTTGGTTACGTTTATATTTTGTTGCATCTGCAAAACCGTCCATCTTGTTAATACGAACTGTCTTAACTCCTGTAAAGTCTGCAGCTGTGATAGACTTAGCACCACCTTGTAATGGTTGCCAGAGTTGCGAATCTGCTCCAAACTTTTCATCAATTTTTAATAAATCTTTTTGATCTAATACTACTACCATTTTTTCTCATATCCTTTCTAAATTGATTTCATACGTGCTGCAATGCTAGAAACTACCGGATCAACTTTACCATCAGCTCCGTTTTCACCATTATTAAACTTACCGCCAATGTTAATCTTTGGTTCTGGCTTTCCTTCTTCAAATAAGTAACTATCACTTTGTTGAATAGCTTTAATCTGGTCATCTAGTCCTTTCAAATTATCGCCATCAACAGTTACTTTTTCAGTGTCAATGAATGGTAAAACTGCTTTTACGTTCTTGGCTTTTGCTTCACGTAATGCTGTTTCGATTCTAAAGTTCTTAGTTTGAGTTGCTAATTTATTTTGCCATTCTTCATTAGCTTTCTTATTGTCAGATTGTAATTGTTTGATTTGTTCGTTTAAATCATCAACGTTTTTAGAATTCTTTTGTAAATCAACTAACTGTTGATCTCGTTCATCAAGTTGTGATTTCAAACCGTCACGTTCATTAGTTAAACCATTTACTTTTTCTTGTAAACTGGTTATATCTTTACCGTGTTCAGCCATCACTTTTTCAATCTGTTCATCAGTCAAACCTAAATTCTTCAAATCTTCACGTTTCATGTCAATCTCTCCTATCGTTTTTATTTTACGTGGAACGCTCCACGCTGATTGATTGCATACAAAAAAAGCAGTTTTACGACTTACTCAGGTCGGAATGTTAAATAATTTTTATATGTTTTATTTCACTTTCTGATATTGCTAAACCTGTTTCAAAACCCGGATCAGGCACTTCTACATCTAACCACCATTGATCATCATCTGAATCAGCAGGAGACTCAATTCCTACTACATAGCCTATCCATTTTCTACCATCAATATCTATTATTTCAACATTTTTCCCCCAAAATTTTTTATACATGAGTATCATCTCCTTTAGGAATATGAGGAACAATATGCGTACGTTTTTTTGAATGATGAATTTTAATCCATTCTGCTTCTTTACCTGTATTATAATCTACGCCTATTTTGTGATCAACTTTTACAACTTCTTTTGTAGTCCATTCACCTTTTCTAGTTTTTTCAAGTTTTCCTTTACCAGCATACTTATCTAATAATTCTTGTGGATCTTCGTTATCATATAAATAACTCTTACCTTCTAATTTTGTAGATTCCATATGTGGTGCTTGTTTTTCTGGATTAATTTTAGTTCCCCATTGACCACTCTTTATTTTAGCTTCTACATGTTTTTGAGATTCTGTTTTATCACTTTGATCAAGCTTTTTCTTTCTATAAGTTATTTGCTCTCTATCATAATCTCTAGTCAAAATATCATGCTTTTTACCGTACATCTTATTAGTTTCTTTAATGTACTCTCTTAACTTCTTTTGTCGTGCTGAAATTAATGTCTTAGTACGAGTTATCATTTGCTCGTCTTCTAATTCTTCAGCAATTTTCAAACGTTTCTTAGCGTCTCTGATTGAGCGTTCATAGTAGCGTTGTTTTTGACGTAAATTACCATTTCTAATTGCTTCTTTAGGATCATACTGGGTCATGTTATTCACGTTGACCCCTGGGGTAAATGGAAATAATTTGTGTCTGCAGTTAATTCCTAATGTTCCAGCAGGTTCACCGTAACCATGATTATAGATTGAATCGTACTTGTCATTGTAATTAGGATCATCAGTTGGAACTATGTTGACTACCTTACCTTGAATATAAGCACACGCTTCACGACTGTTAGGGTGGCTAGACATCAAACATAAGACTTGACCGAATTCTTGCATCCGTTTAGTTCGTAAATCATTGTAAGTCCTATTAGATGTTGTCGTAAGTACCATACGTGTATAACCTTCAAGGGACCATGCACGCCCAGACTTATCTCTCATAACTTCGATACCTTTATCTAATTGTTGGTAAATAGCGTCCTTGACTGCTCTATCATGAGTTTTAAGTCCAGTTACAGTTTCAATTGTTGAGCGTTTTAAGATTTCTTGATACGTTCGCATAACAGGATTAACACCATAATTACGACTAAGCAGAGTTTGATTAATCGTATTGTTTAAGGTATCTGTTGTTTGCCTAACCATTGAATCAAGCATGTTAAAACTCTCATTACTGATTGGTTGACTTACTTGACCATTGTATTTCAATTCTTGGCTGACTTCATCTAATATCTCATAGCCGTCTTGTTTTAAGGTAGTTTCAATTTCACTAGGTGAGATACCGTCAAAGTCTGCCATTAAATCAATTACTCGTTTAGTTAAAGCCCCCATTTGTGATAATTGCTGGGCTTGCCACTGAACAACATTATCTTGTGTTACATCTTCATAGTGCCCACGTTGTAACACTTTGATAATTTCAGAAAATATCTTATCTTCTAAATTAGAATATAGATTAGCAATATTATTTGTGTCTTGGTCTAGTTTCTGTTTTGAATCCATAGACTACACCTCATTGCTATCTCCATCTATTGGCTCTTGAAATGACCCTTGAGAAAAGTCTGGTTGTTCATTAGTAACTTGAGCTAACCACTTTTGAGCATCTTCTTCACTCAAACCAAAATTACGTTTTAAATACTCAAGCTTTGGCATAATTCCGGCAGCAACTAACTGCATCTCATCAGCTCGTTGTTTGTCTTTATCAATGAACACACCATCATCAAAATGTATAGATAATTCAACATCTGCTACATTGCCAGTCCATCTAGGCTTACCGTCAGAAAAGAACTGACCTACACTAGCTACTTCAAGAATTGCATTAACTAATTGATTTAAAAACAATTCTACTTGAGTAAGATAACTAGAACGTGTTTGATAAGTTGTGGAATTCTCAGAAACAACTTCAGTAGCAGTTTTAACTCCTTGGCCATCATAAGAGAATGTACCAGAACTAAAACCAATCTGTTGTTCAAACTCACGTAAGAAATAATCTATCGACTCTTTGAATTGAGTAGACCGAATATCAGAAGTTAAATCAGTTACACTCAGTTTGTCTGTATCTCCATACATTCCCTGATAAACATCTTCGTCCTTATCAAATAGGACTGGATGAGCGTCGTCTACTTCATCTCCATACAGATTGCCAGTAGGTTTTAACATTTCAGCAGGAACTGCAATTCTACGTTTACCCATTCTAACTTCATGCACAAACGTATCATGAGTTCGATTGATAGCATCTATTACGTTTCTAGAATTATCTACGATACCAACACCAAGTGGACTATCTAAGTTCTTATTATTAGCTCCTGGTGTTCTGAAATATGCAAATAATGGTTTAGTAATAACATCTGTGAAGGTTAATTCTGGTGCTAAATTAGGATATAAAGTTTCAAGTGCTACTTGTTCACCAATTACATCTGATTGATAAGAACGGTATAACTCATTTGTTATGTGATAAGTTTTAGCATCATCCCACTCATGGAATTCAAGCAACGTATAATAAACATTTCTGTCATTCTCAGTTCTAACTGTCCGACTAGCAAAAGCACATTCAGAAATATCATCAGTGTTGTTACGCAACGGATAGAATTGGTCTGCGTTAGCCCAAGCTATTCTAATAACATCATTATCATCAACATAAGGTCTGGCAGCTAAACCACCCAAAGCAATAGCAGTTTCTAAGCGTTGTTCAAATCTCATATTGAACTTATTATCTTGAATTACTTCATTGATGAATTCGTTTGTTGTTTCATCTTCTAACGACAAGGAACATTGCTCATTAAAGATAATTGACGCTAATTTCTTAGATGCTAACTTAGTCACGTTTAAAGAACTCAACGGACGTTGTCTGTATTCACCGTATGAATTACGATACTTAACTTTTGGTAAATCATCTTTGTAATACAACTTGGCTAACTTTATCCGTTCATATTCCATTGGATCAATTGAAACTCTATCATCATCAGTAATATTAGTTAAACTCTTTACCATTCCTAACTTGGCACCTCCTTTCCTAAACCAATCTTTTATTTGTTGAATTAATGACATCACTCCACCACCTTAATATTTCAAACCTAGCAAGCGTTCATTATCTCGCACAAAGTACTGGAATTGGTCGCATGTATGGTCTTCTTCTTTGATAACTTTAGGATCGTCACTGTTTAAAGTTTTCTCATCCCAACGATAATTTTTGTGTTCTTCGATAAAGATTTTGTTTTCTTCAGTATCTAGATAATAAAAACGACCCTGAGCAACTATATTTTGCACACGGTCTATCATGTCTACTTTTTTCAATTTTGCTACCTTATGAAGATGTACTCCGTAATCATTGTAGAACTGATTATCTAAAGCACCTTCAGCAGAATCTATTGTTAATTTAGTTGCCGGCTTTTTGAATTGTTTGGCCAACTTATTGATGAATGAATACAAGTCTTTAGATAACTCACTAGGTGGCTTTTTATGAGCCTTGCCTTGTGGACTGTAATAATAAGTATCTAATAAAATTACATTACCTTTTCTAGTCAATCCATAAGCACCAAATGTAGTAGCAGATACTTCATGACCAGAGTCAATAGCACAGAACCAATTTGTAATGTAATCATCACTTGGCAACTCTTTTAATGCTTTGAAATTATCCATATTGTAAATGTTAGTACCAAGTCCAATAACTTCACCTAGATACAACCAACGGTAATAGTCATAATCATTATTTTTATAACTCTCAATCAACTTTAATTGCTGCTCTGTTGTGAATCCTAATTCATCATCTAAGTAAGTACTCGTATCAACAAAATATTCTGGATCTTCTTCTCTAGCAGTTACCCAATCGTTAATCCACTCATAAGGATTACGTGGTGGATTGTATGAGAAATAAACTTTTACATCATCAACGTAATCTGGCTTTTGTCTAATAAAAGAAGGTATAGATTGGTCAAACACATCTACACCTTTCATGTTTGCTGCTTCTTCAAACCAAACAGCAATGATATTATCTACCTTGTTAGATTTAAGCTTATGTGGATTATCAGCACCATAGAAATAGAACGTACTGCCAGTTAGCTTATGTGTAATTCTCAATGGTGACTTGTAGTAATTATACTCATCACTTAAATTAAGCATATCTAAAGCCCACATAATTTGACTGTAAACTGTATCATGTAAATCTGACTTGTTTGCCAGAATACATACAACATTTACTTTCTTGTGCAACTGCGTCCACTTCTTAACTAATGTAACCAACTTAAAACTAATAACAGATGATTTAAACGAACCACGTCCACCTTTAGCAATGATATATGATTTTTTAGTAGTCCATAATTTGTAGAAGTGTGGATTAACCATCTCAGTCATTCTAATAACCTTACTCATCTTCTGCATCTCCTATATCATCAACTAGAACAGTAGAATCATCTGCCTTGTTTTTGCCAGTGAGTTCATCAGCTCTCCAGCGTGCAATATCTGCTTCTGCGTTTGCCTTACGTATTTTAGCTTTGTCTAGCTCTGGTGTGCTACTATCAGTTAATCTACCAGCTAATTTCAAAATAGAAATAGCAGCTTGTAATCTAACCATTTCAGACTTAGCTGTTTTTACTAAAGCATAAATAGATTGCATTGCTTCTGAAACATACTTGTCTTCAATAATCATAGTTTCATATTGCTTTCTAGCTTGTTGGAATAATTTATTTTCACGTTTCCACTTATAAATTAAACTCTCTGAGCAGTGAAGTATTTCTGCAATTTCTTTATTGGTATAAGTACCTTCATATAGCATAACAACGGCTTTTCTCTGCTTTTTAGTCAATTCAAAAAAAGGCCCTTTTTCTTCACTTTTCTTCACACCATATCACCCACCACCTTTTAATTTGATTTTGCTAACATCTCTACTGTACTTACGCTTATGTTTTACCGGATGTTTCTTGTAATGTTTCTCTAACTCACGTAACATCCTTAGTTCTTCATAGGTTTGTACCTTTCCGAAATCTATACTATCTTTCATAAACTTTTCTCCAAAATAAAAAGCCTAGCCATAAAGACTAGACTTCTTGAAGTGAAATTTAATTTAACAACTAAAGTACGCATTAGTAAGTTTTAACTCTCGTGGTCTATAAAGCGACTAACCTAACTTACCTTTGCTACAATACCATAATAATTCACTAAAGTACCGTTGCAACTCCGCTAACTTTCCGTTTGATTTCCGTTTTTCTTGATATATACATGCAAATTAGGACAATCTGGTTGTACTTCTAATCTGTCTGCAAATTCATTTAATGCATTAATTTTTAATTCTGCATATCGAGTTTTTTCATAATTCAATCTTTGCATTATCTGCCAATCATACATATCATCTAGATATTTAGCAATTAGTATTTGTTTATGAATTAAACGACAGTTATTTAAAGCTTTACTAACTCCGACTAGAATGTTTTTTGCTATGTATGATTTAGATTCAAAATGATTTACCAAAATCTCTTCACTACCATTTTTAAAACTAGGTGATTTAGGCATATCATCAATCACTGGCGAACGTAAAAATGACGGCACTTCGTTTGCCATTCGTAATAATTTATCTAAATCTTTGTTAAAAAAATTCCTAACATTTCTAGCCGTTTGGACTTCGTCGACTGGCTCAAAAAGTTCCATATAGTCCATTTCTACACTCTCCCTATGGTATAATTAATTTAGTTGATATTAGATGCACGTTTCCAAGGGATCGTGCTTTTTTATTAGTTATAACTTCTAACCATATCGACCAATTTCTGTTCTTTACCTTTCCATCGGTGTTTAGTTTTTCGATAATCAAAATGTCCTGGATATTTATGATTTGGGTTTGTTTCCTCTAGTCCTAATTCACGCTTTCTAACTATCCAAGTTAAACCTGTACTCACATCTCGAATTGACGCTGTATTTTCATAAACTTTAATAATCTCTGCTTCTTTATGATTATTTCCAAAAATATCCTTAACATTAAAATAAGCTTTTCCCATTATACTTCTCCTAAAAATTATCATCATGAATGTTAGCTATCACAGATACTTCAACTTGTGTTTCTGCTTCATTATGGTCTTTAGCTCGAACAATCATGTTTTTTATGACGCTACCGACTGTATACTCAACCAAATATAACTTCACTATTTAGCCTCCTTTTTGATAATTTCTTTTAACATGTCTTTTCTACCATCTTTATATCCACAGTCATACTCTTCGTGTTCATCTGGATAGGAACCATCTTTCCAATCAGTTACTAAGTCTGGAAGATTAGTACCTAAGAATTTGGCTATCTCTTCTAACTTCTGAATTGATGTATTTGCACTTGAATTGTAAATAATTTTCTGATGACCAACTTCTTTATACAGTGATTCCTTAGTTAATTTTTCTCGTTGTAAAATATAGTTAATATTCTCATGGATCACTTGTGTTATAGGTCTTGATTTATACATAGATACCATTCCTTTCAATAAACAGTAAATTAATTATTATTTATCTTCTGCATATCCAATTACATTGTTATTTATTAGTTCAAAATAAGCAGTTCTTTGCTTATTTATCCTTTTATCAAAATAATGAAGTACTAAATATGGATACCCTTTTTCATCTATAAGATCTTCTTTTTTTGAAACGTTAGTAAAATGTAATGTCTTCCCATTTGCTAAAAATATTGTAAAGTTTTTTCTTTTTCTATCTTTTTTTCTGCTCATTTTGTTTTCTCCATTCAAAGCGTTAAATTTTGCCAATTCGCATGCTTTTTTTAACGTACTTGAGTTAATTTAAGTTTGAGATCTAACCGACTAAATTCAGATGCTAACTCGATAAATTCTTTTTTAAATTCATCAAACTCTTTGAATTTAAATTGATTCGACAGTCTATCTTCCAAATCATCTTCGATTGCCTTTAACATTACTGTTAGTACATCCATTTTACATGACCATTCTGCTAACTTAGCTTGCTTTTGCTCTTTTGTTAATTCTCCAAATAAATCATCAATATTTCTATTCATTTTTACATGCTCCTTTATCCAGCTATCTAAAGACTATTCTTACACTACGATAACTCTATTCAATTACTAATTTTGCATTTACAATTGGAGCATCATGTAAAAAGCTATCATTTAGTTCTTCTATACTTAGATATCCTTTGGAAACCTCACCAGTCGCTAAATTAACCACTGCATATTCAGTTAAAGCTCCAAATAAAGGATAATTTTTCACAATCATCATATATCCATCACGTTCTACAACATCTCCAACCATATATTGTTTTTCTCTAGCTGATTCTATTTTCATTTTGCATTTTTCCTATTTTAGTGATTCAGATATTTCTGTTAATGTGTAATTAATTAAAATTAACATTAAGGTTGTAACAACGCTATTTATTGACGCGTTATTTATAGCTCCGTTAATATAAACAAATAATAATAAAATTGTTGTTGCTATTCGTACAAATCTTAAATACATTTCATTTCCTCCCTTGAATTTGACTAACAGCTTCATCTTGATAAGACAAGATGTCTACTAGAAATTTAACAACTAAAGGATGTGGATACCTATTTTCAAGTACACCTAGTGTCTCAATACACCATTTCCAATACTGCGAACTACCCAATCCTAACTTCTGCATCATCATATTTGATGCTTCCATCCACTTCTGTAAATCCTTAAAGAAACCATCCCAGTTCATCATCCACCACCTCAATTTGAATAAAAATTCCTGGAATATCTGACCAAAACTTTTCAACAATCAGACTCACAATGAATCTATCATCTTCCCAAAATCCTAAACTGGTCATGCAATCCTGTAGTAATTTCACGCTGTTATCCAAGTCTGGCTTTGTATCTTTGAAAGTTCCATCTGGATACTTTCCATTAGAATCAAAACACCATTTAATCATCAATCTGATTTTTCCAGTAATTTTTTTATCTGGAATATATCTAGCAAGGTTAGCCATAAATTTCTGTCTAGCTAACTTTAGGTCATTAGGTTCATAAAAAATTGGCTTACCATGAACAACATGAACCTGTTTTTGTTGATGTGTCGTTCTAGGTATTTTTTTCATTGGAACAAAAAATCTGTACATAATTACACCTCATTTTTTTATTTTAAATAATTATCATTTTTTTGATTTCCTCATCTATTTAAATTCCCGGTTTGTTTCTCTTCCCTAGCTATCTCCCAAAGGAGCTAGGGAAGGAAACGAGGGAACCCGAATTCATAAGGTTTTCAGCTTGTCTTTCCCTGTTCCTTAGCTAATAGATAGGGACGGATAATCGTACTTTCTTTCCCTTTCCCTATCTAAATAGATAAAGAAAAGTTTTATCTTATGCTTTAAAAAGTTTTCCATCAGTTATAAAGAATTTTTTATTTTTACCAGCTCTGTTATATACTGTCTTTTTAGCTATTTCTAAATAGTCAGCTATACTACCGATATCAACTCCATTTTCATCTACACTCAAAACATTAAATGCTTCTTCTAACTCTTGCTGAGTTTTTTCACTACGATTTTGATTAGACTTCTGAACGCCTTTTTTCCATTTTTCTTTTGGACTATCATCTTCAAGCTTTATGTCTTGTAAGGTTTCATCCAGAACATGAATCGGATATCTAAACCAAGCATTAACTGGTTTAAATTTAGGAAATTCACGTAATGTCCCTTCTAATCTCCATGCAGTAGCTTGTCTAACTGATTGGATAGCTTTTTGTTTTTGCTCGTCAATGTATTTCAATATTTCTTGTGAATTATCTAATGTGTTAATTGCACTCATTAGATGATGTTCCATTTGTTTTTTGCTGAATCTATCATCCGGACCAACTCTGTCATAGCTAGGAACATAATGTTTAATTGCTTGATTGTACAATTCACAGATAACTTCATTTTCTTTGTAAATATATCTATCTTCAGTGACTGGCAACTCGATTAAGTCCAAGATTGCATCAGGATCTCTAGCAAATACTCCAGAACCAGATGAACGATCCATTGAGTTTTTGCCACCTTGAGCACCTTTGGAATGATGGTGAGCATAGATGACTGAGCAATTTAATTCAGTTGCAATCCTGTCAAATTGATTTACAAAGATTGACATATCGTGTGCATTGTTCTCATCACCAGTTAAAACTTTATAGATTGGATCAATGATAACAGCAGTGTAATTTTGCTTAGCAGCTCTACGAATCAACTTAGGTGTTAGCTTATCCATTGGACTTGTTTTGCCACGTAAATTCCAAACATCTATGTTCTTAACATTTTGATGGCCACGCCCTAATTGATTGTAGATGTCTACAAATCTTTTGCTAGCTGACCTATCATCAAGTTCCAAGTTCACATATAGTACTCTGCCTGGATGATTAATTGGAAAGCCAAACCATGACCAGCCTTCTGCAATACTTATTGCTAGCTCAATTAAGGCAAATGATTTACCTGCTTTAGATGGACCAGCAATCAACATCTTATGACCTTGTCTTAAAACTCCACCTATCAGCTCTGGTGCTAGTTCAATTGGTTTATCAAACAAGCCAGCCATATTTTCCATTTCTGGCAAATTGTCGTTTAGATCTTCAATGTATTCTTTCCATTCATCCCAATTAGCTTGTCCAATGTTTCTATCAACGATATATTGTTTCTTTCCATTTCTTTCAAAGCCAGGCAAGCGTGTTAGTCTGGATGGATTCTTATTTTGTCTATCAATTTTTAGTCCGTTTTTTTCAACGATTTTATAGAGATAATCCACACGTTCTTGATATTGTGGATAATTTTGAGCATCAACCTTAACAATCGCATGTAGACTTTTACCACCAGAATGAACCAACACTGCGATTGGCAATTCTAATTTTTTCAGGACTTCGTATTGTTGTTCAATCGACATACTGTCGCTTTCAACTAATGAATAACGATAATCAACAACATTCTCATTAGTTATCCCTTTACCGTCTAATGGATTGAATCTGATCCAAGCTCCCATCTCAACGTTAGGATCTCCCAACACCATTCCAACATCACCGTTACTCTTACGTAACTCATCTATAATTTGACCTGCAGTTTTTGTGTAGACACCCCTGTTAGGTAGCCATTTCTCGTGATCTCCTTGCTCATGTTTATATCCATCATTCACGTATGATATGATGTCATCTGCACTAAATAAGGTCTCAATATAATCTGTTATTTGCTTAACTGGATTCCATGTTTTAGGTGGTAAGACTTTTTCTCCGTCAATATAATCCTTATTGATTAGCTGATAACCCTTATCAATTGAGGCAACAAAACTATCTCCCCAATCAAAGCTATCATTGCTATCAGCTGAGTATGGTTTCCAACCGTTATCCTTGGCCAACTGTGTGATAGTTGCTCCTGTAACTGGTTTAGTGGATCCATCAAAGGTATTCCACTTCTTTTCAGTTTCACCGTCATGATATCTAGCACTATCTCTTTGTGACCAGCTATCCCAGTCACTGACACTGTAGCCTTCATATTTTAGTGCCATACCTACATTGACCCATTCTTGATAGTTCAATATTGATGGATCAATGTAATCTAGTAATTCTAATAGATTTAATTTGTGTTCTTCCAATTTATTAATTCTCCTTTCTCAGAAATAACACTGCAAGCCAGAATCGAACTGGAATTGCTACCCTTTAGCCTTGCAGTACAGCAGTTTTATCTGCTAAGCTGGTTTATATTCAGCTGGCTTAATTGGATGTGGTATCCGCCAACCATTAGCTGCTATTCGATTAATTAATTTAGTTGCTTCTTCAAATTGCCAAGTACCAACATGTTGAAATCCTCGACTTTCTAAAAATCTAATCTGTTTAGGAGTTGACAAACCAGCATCTCGACGTTTTACCAGTCTATTAATCAGCATTTCAGCTTTACCTGCATTTTCGATTTCATCTGGAAAAATTCCCCATTTCTCTAATGCTTTAATTTGCTTGTTAGTTGGTGGAGACATCTGCCAACCAAAACTAGGAACATAATCAGTTAAATCAGATGCTTGAATAGACATTTCAAATTGCAGTGGGTCAACTAACTTACGCTTACGTCTCTTCATTTCAGATAACTGTTTGGCCAAAGATTCTTCACGCTCTAAAGCAACATCTTCTTTAGCTTGTTGTTCTGCTTGCTCTAAATCAATTGGAGTTCCTAACTCTTCAATATTTTCTGTCATCTTTTTGACCACTGCCTCATCAGTAGCTATTAAATTAGCTGGATGACATAACTCATGACGTTCTGTGTGCCATAGGAAATCTAATAATAATAGCTCTTTTTTACCTGGAGCCAATCTAGTTCCACGTCCTACCATTTGAGAATACAAAGCTCTTACTTTAGTTGGTCTTAGTACGATTACACAATCAACACTGGGACAATCCCAACCTTCAGTTAGCAACATTGAATTACATAGAACGTTGTATTTACCTTCTTCGTAATCTTTTAAAACTTGTTCTCTGTCTGTAGATTCTCCATTAACTTCAGCAGCTTTAAATCCATGTTGATTCAATATATCTCTAAACTTTTGTGATGTTTTAACTAACGGTAGAAATACAACTGTTTTTCTGTTAAAACATTGTTTCTTCATCTCTTCAGCAATTTGTTCAAGATAAGGATCTAACGCTGTTCCTAAATCCTTTGTAGAGAAATCTCCTGCTTGTTGTTTAACATTTGATAGATCCAGTTTTAACGGAATAGTTAAAGCTTTAATTGGACTGAGATATCCAGACTTGATAGCTTCTGGCAAACTATACTCATAAGCTAGGCTTTCAAAGTATGAGCCTAGATTTCTCATATCCCCACGATCTGGTGTAGCTGTTACACCTAAAACATTTGCATCTTCAAAATGTTTCAGTACACGTTGATAGCCATCTGAAATTGCATGATGTGCTTCATCAATGATAATAGTGTCAAAATATTCTGGTGGGAATTGGTTCAGTCGTTTCTCACGTTGTAGTGTTTGAACTGACCCAACAACTACTCGATAGAAACTACCTAAGCTAGTTTGTTCAGCTTTTTCAGTGGCTGTTTTTAGCCCAGTTGATTTATAGAGTTTATCTGATGCTTGTTCTAGTAATTCTCCTCTATGAGCTATTACTAAAATACGCTCACCTTTCTTAACTCGATCTTCAATAATTTTGCTGAACACAATAGTCTTACCAGTTCCTGTTGGTAAAACTAGCAAGGTTCGTTTCTTGCCTTCTTCCCACTCTTCTTGGACTTTCTGTCTAGCGGTCTCTTGATATGGTCTTAATTCCATCAAATCACTCCCTATGCTAGAATTGTGATTTTTCCTTTTTTGATCTCATCTGATAGTTGTTCTCCCAAGTATTTTTTGATATTTAGGATTGCTTGATTTCTCCAAGCTCCACCATCAGCTTCAAAGATTGCTCCTTTTGGTCCGTCTTGCATTCTGAAAATGAACTTACTTTCTGGTTGCTCAACTTCAATAAATGTTCGATATGGAGCTAAAGTTACTGGATTAGGAACCTTTACATCTGCTGCTGATGCAACTCCTGTTTTAATAGTTACAGCTTGACTTACACCATCATCACCAGTTGTTTTTACGTTGTCTTCTTTGAGATTTCCAACGACTTTCAATAGAATTTCACGATCAGGATTTTTAACAAAAATTGATTGCAATGCAACATTAAAATTTTCCATGTCATAGAATCTGTTAAACCAAAACTCTGGTAGAATAGCTTCAGCAATTGCCAATTCTTCACGTCTGCCATCAGGTTTTAATGTGCTAACTAAACGTACAGATTTGTGACTAGCTATGTGCAGATATAACTTTTCATCTGCTCTATCCAAATTAGATTTAATGTAATCTACCAAACCTGATAAAGTGTTAATTCTCAATACATTTTCAGCTAGATGTAATCTAGGTGCTATATATTGTGGATTACCATTTTCATCAATCACATAAGATTGATTATTGATACTTACTACTCGTTCTTTAGGATTAATTCCTTGTTCTGCTAAATATTTCAATGCTTCTTTTGTTAAGTCCATGTTGTTAACCTCTCTTTTCTTGTAAGTCAATTACTTTACTCTTTTTTCTAGTTTCTTTTTCGATAACATCAACCGGCTCTCCAGTATCTGTTCTGAGATCTCCCTTTTCGTCAATGTAAGTTTGACCAGGGACACCAGATTGTAATTCACGAGCTTCAATCTTGTTAGTAGTTAAATCTTTACCAGTTAGAATTGTTGTGGATACTGGGTCTGTTGGTGCTAGTTTAGATGTAGCAGTTACATTAGTTTTAACTACTTGTCTAACATCATCAGGCACTAGATCAATTTTTAAAGTGATTGTTCGTTTAGCTGTTGCATTAACATTAGGATCTTGGATATTTTCAAAAACTTTTTCAAATTCTCGGTCTAATTTTTCTTGTACTGCTCCTTGAGCTAGTTGCAAGATATTGATATCAATATTCTTCATTAACTTTGCCTCCTAAAATGCTCCTGGTTGGAATCCTGCTTGTTGCTGTGTTGGTTGTTGTTTTTGAACTGGTGCTGATTGTGTTTGTTGTACGTTTTCTGGTTTCAAGAATTTCTTCACACGATTATTTTGACGATCTTGGCCATCTTTATTCTTATAACTATTAACAGCCAATTCAGCCTTACCTGTGCTACCTAAAACTGTGTTCCAGTTTGGATTAAAAGCTTGTCCATTGACTGGATTTTGACCAATTGAGCCAAAGAATTCTGTTAGTTTCCAACTCAATCTCTTTAATAGATATAAGCGTTCAGTAACTGTTGTTTTGCCTTCATTGCCAGTAAATTCAAGACTTAATTCTGCGTAAGGTGTGCCATTTGGAATCTTGTCACTATTTCCGTCATAATTTTTACGTTCAAAACCTGTTACTGTAAATTGATATTGACCTTCTGGCAATACCACAAATTCATTTTCTTGTGCGACAAAGCTGTCTCCCCAGTTTAAAAATTCGTTTTCGTTGTTCATTGATAATTCCTCCATTATTTTCTAATTTGTGTTTCTAGCATATTTAGGACTTTGTCCCAATTACTTGCTAGATGTCCCCACAATTCTGCTGGAACATTTTCTAAAGGTGTACCTTGTGACATGAATCCACCAACATAGATCACTTGCATGATTTCATCAGTTGTAACATGATTTACTGTCATTAAATCTGCTAAACTTTGTGGAATTGAGCTAGGTATTTCTTCATTAAATGCAGGTGCTGCTTGTGCCTCAACTGGTTCTGGTTCAGTTTCTATGACTGGTGGTTCTTCAGGCAATGGCATTTGTTGTTGTGTTTGTGTTTTTTGTGTAGATTCAGATTTGACTTGTGTGGTACCCATTCCTGTTTTTCTTTCAAATGGTTCTCTGATTGCTTCAAAGTCTATTGGTAACTCATCAGCTAAACCTAAACGATTTTTAGCGTCCCAAGCCGGTTTGTGTGTTGTATACATCACACGTTGGCCACCAGTTGCTTTTTTACTGTTGGATTTACTATCAGTAATGATTGTTGTTTTGTAATTGAAGAATAAAATCATGTCAGCCCATTCTTTGGCCAAGGCAGCATCTCTTTTTTCAAGCTTTAAAGTGTATTTGTCATACTGTCCCATTTCATCAGGTAACTCATGTTTTTTAGTTTCAGCATGAGCAGTTAGAACAACATTGATTCCTACATCTTTGATTTCAGTTAACTTATTAAGTAACTTTCCAATTTCATCAGACAAAGCCACATATCTAGATCCATAATTTGTTGAATCAATAGCAGCCCATTTGTTTTTATCCATTAAATATTTCTTGGCCAAGCGTTCTGCCCAGTCTAAAGTATCAATGATTAGTGTTTTCCCACGAGGATCAGACTTAATGTCTTCTAACTCGTCTAAAAGTATTGTCCAAGATGTTGGATTTGGTAATTTTCTAGCATTGATGAAACCTGTTGAACCTTCTGTATCAATAAAGATCGGATCTGGAAACTTACTAGCAAAAGTTGTTTTGCCGATTCCTTCAACTCCATAAATTAGTACTTTCATTGGTTCAATTTGTAGTGTTTCTTGCACTTCGTATTTACTCATCTTTAAAACGCTCCTTTCCCAGTCCAAGTGTTTTTAATTTTCGGCTCTTTGACCACTGTATTATTTTTAGTAGCATAGCCATCTTCAATGATGATTGAACATTCATCACCAGTTGAAACTCTAGTTGCAATTCCTTGTAACTGTTCTTGTTCAAGCCAATGATTAAACTCTTCTAGTGTTTGCATATCCATCTGTTCTAACTTGTCTAGCAGGATAAATCCACAATTTGGTTTTAACTTACGGACAATAGCAGTTGATACTTTTAATTGATCTGAGCCAGACATGTTATCCCACTTTTGACCTTTATAGATCAGCTCACCATTATCAACTGACAATTCTGGTAATGGTAAATCAGCACTATTTAGCAAGTCTGATTTTTCTTTTCTAACAGCTTCAATATCTCTAGTTAGTTCTTGATACTTATCTTTATATTGGTTAGCATCTTCTTCTGCCTTATCTTTATCTAGATTGGCTCTAACTTTACGATTTAGCTCATCAATTTCTGCTAGATTTCTTTCTAGCTCTTTTGTTGATTCGTCCTTGAGTTCTGAAACTGACTTCTTGGCCACATTTACATCTTCGGTTAACTCAGCCAATTTAGCTTGTTCTTTTTCTAGTTCTTCCATTAATTGAGATACTTTTCGAGTTTGGAAAGTATGTTGTTCTTCCAAACTTTTTAAGTTATCTCTTTTACGTTGATTCTCACCGTTTCGAGCTAGGATATCTTGTTGCTGTTTAATTAGTTCGTTAACTGGAACTAATTCGTGTGGAGCGTCTGGATAATATGTCTGTTCTTCAGCAAACTTCTTCTTTTGGTCAGCAATCTGGCCAATGGTTCTGCGTTCGTTGTATAGCTCACCTTCTTTCATCTCTAATTCCTGCAGTTTAGGACCTACACCAATGATTTGTAACAAGGTATTAGCTTTTTCTTTTGAAGTAGATTCCATAAACTTAGGTAAGTTAATGGCCAACTCTTCCACAAAGTCATTTAATAATTGTTGTCCACCTTTTTTACCATTAGGATCAATAACTTTTAAAGTTGAATTCTTGCCACTACGTTCTACAATCAAGCCATTATTCATCACTACATGTAGATGTGGTGGTGTTACTGATCCTTGTCTTTGAGCTTGTGATGGCTTGTATTTATTACCACCTAAAGCCCAAGCAATTGCATCTAGGATTGATGTTTTACCTTGGTTATTGTTCCCACCAATAACTGTTAAGCCATTTGGTGTGAATTCAGCTTTTACTGCTTTAACACGTTTGACGTTCTCAATCTCTAACTTATTAATCTTCATTGCCATCATGTTTACCTCCTATTTCTTCATACTTATCAAGTAGCCACTTAGCATTTTCTTTATCGTACGAACTTTCAATTTCTGCTGCGGTTTCTAGAAATACTAATAAGTTTTGCTTGTTTTCAGTATTTGCAATAATTCTATTAACACCACGTCTAAACTTAATTCTGCGACTTAACAATTCGACATCTGATGTGCTATAATTAGTACATAGATTTGATTTGTGTGGTACATCTTTAACGGATGTACCTTTTTTTATTACTTCCATCTTGTATCCTCCTAATCAAAGAATTCTCCTTTTTTAATTTCTCTAACAATTCCGTGCAGTGCATAGCCTGCAAGAACTGATAATCCAATCAATGTAAAATAAGCTGCATTCGTCAATTCGATCATCTTAATCATCCTTTCTCTTTTTCCAAATTCTGTACAAATCAACACTATAGGCATAAGTCATACAGATAAAGATCCCATAGATACACCACATATCTATTCCCTCCAATTCGTAAAAATATCCTTGAGCCAACTAACCAAAACAAATACTGTCACATAAATCACACATCCAATTAATACTGCTAAAACTGGTTCCATTAGGTCACTTCCAATCCTAAATTTCAAAGTTCTCTTTCAAAAACTTTCTAACTTCTTCACGGTCATATCTGGTTGAACCAGTGGACCATATTTGTTTCTTTAATCCCCTAGCAATCCAATCATTCAATCTATCTTGCCCTATTTCTAAGGCTTTCTTTAACTGTTGTTGTGTTGGATATGGTGGTAAATCATAAGTCTTATTTACAAGCTCCATACGCTTTTCAATCGCTTGTAACACTTGAACTGATATTTGTTTAGATATTTTCTCTGCATCAAATTCAACTGGAATCATTGCTTCCATATCGCTCACCTACCTTATTTTTAAATCAGAAATAATTTTCAAGATAATCTGATTTGCTTTTGGATTCTTTTTACGTCCGGATAAGTAATCGGACATATCCTGCTTATTTACTCCGTACATGACGGATAGAGAACTGATAGAAATATCATTATCAGTTAGATATTTAATAATCTTCTCTCTACCGCTTAATGTTTCTGGCATTATGGATCACTCCTTTCTGATATAATCTATTTATCTCCTAATGAAAGGAGGTGTTACTATGGTTTCATGCAATTTAGTTCTTAACGGTAGAACAATCCTAACTGATGTTTCTCTTCCACAAGTTCCATCAAAAGGAGATATTGTCGCTAACGTTAATCCTAAAGATAAACATTACCTTGTTTTGTGTGTTGAATATGTTTTATCCAATAGGCATTTTTAACAAGGTCTTTACTTACAAACATTGCTCTTGGTGTTGGTGTAAATTTTTTATTTTCCCTTATGCACTTTCTAAGGAGCAATGTTTTTTCATCTTCATCTATTACTAATGCATATCCTATTTCTATAATTTCTAGCATTATTCCTTTCATGGTAATCACTTCCTTTAGTTTTGATCGTTAAATTTCAAAGCATCCAACAAAGCTTCAACATCAATGTCAAGGACATCTGGTACACAGTTAATTGTTAAACGAGGTTTATCAGCTGCATTCATATCAAGTTTGATGTCTGTTACACCTCTATCTAACTTGTGGCCATTGATTTTAATATCATATTCAAAAGAGTAACCGTTTGTTTCAATGTCGGTTATTCTTTTTTTGATCTCAACTTTTAATAATTTCATAGCAATCACTCCTTTCTATATTCAAATAATTCTCCCGGTGTAATATCTAGCGCTGAACACAACTTATCAATTGTATCTAGTTTAATCATTGTCGTTTTATCGTAATACAACTGAGTTAGCGTACTTCTTGAAATTCCTGTCCATTTATAAAGTGCTGCTATTTTGATTCTTTTTTTACCCATTATTGTTGATAAATTATTGACAATTATTTACCTACACCTCCTATTTTTTAAAGCGTGTAAGTAGAATTGATAGAAATTTCGTATAAAAGTATTGACTATTTTTATACGAACATGTAAACTGTAAGCGTAATAAATAAGCATTTAAAGCCTATCTATCACGTTTTTTCTATTGGCTTTTCTTGCTTTTTTTCTATCAAACTAACTTACAAGATAATATTATTACGTTTCGTATAAAAAGTCAACAAATTAATTTACATTTCGTATAAAATTATTATCTTTAGACAAGGAAAGATTGCTATGACAACATTTGAAATAATAAAAAAACTTGCCAAGCAACATGATAAGTCACTCCAACAAGTTGCTGAGGATTTAAACTTCAGTAAAAATCTTTTTTATCGTTGGAAAACAAGTGATCCAAAAGCTAAAGATTTGGCAAAAGTTGCTGATTATTTTGGAGTAACTACTGATTATCTGCTTGGAAGAACAGAAACACCTCAATTTACCAGCAAAGATGAAAAAGACATCCAGAAAAAATTAACTGAGATGATTGATGGTTTAAGTGATGATAGCTCTTTAGCTTATCTCAATAATGGTGGTACTGAAATAGATGAAGAAGATGCTGAATTGATTAGATCTGCTTTGGAAAAAACACTCAGAAGGTCTAAATTATTAGCAAAAGAAAAATTTACACCTAAAAAGTACAGAAAGTAAGGTGTTGTCATGCGTTATACAGATTGGACTAGAGAGAAAGTGAATAAGATTATTAAGAATGCAAATTCAAACAATCCGTATAAATTGTGTGATTTCTTGGGAATTCATGTAGATTACGCTGATTTAGGAAAAGATGTTTTAGGGCTAAGAACTGTTAATTTTAGAATTCCAACCATTCTATTAAGCACTAGAAATTCTGATCAAGAAAATTACGTAACTCTCGCTCATGAATTAGGTCACCACATTTGCAAACATAATACTAATACTGAATACCTAAAGCGTCATAATTTAACTTTTAAATCATATGGTGTTGAGTATGAGGCAAACAAAGTAATGATAAACATCCTTACATATAATACAAATATCGCTGAATTTCATACTAAAGAAGATTATATTAATTTTTATGGTATTCCAGATTGGGCTGCAAAATACATAGACTGGGAACAGTTAATGGAAGATGCTGACTTTAATACTTTTAACAGTGTTTTAGATTGAGGTATATGACCAATGATTTGAAGTCACTAAAAGCTAATCTCAAAATATTTTAAGGAGGTCTTTTTTATGAAAAAAGGCATTTATAAAAGTATGTTACTAGCCACTTTATCAATGGCTGGTTTCACTGCAGTTGTTACCCCTCCCAATACGATAGAGGCTAAGTCAGTCTTAAAGAAAACCTTCAAGGTTGGCAAGACTGCAACTTATAGAGGGCTCTCTCTAAAAGTTAATAGCTTTCAATATGTAGAACCAGGAGAATATGATTCTATTGATGAAGGAAAACATTTCATTGTAGCAAATGTCACTATTACCAATAAAAGTCGAAAAAGTTATGATTACAACCCCTTTGATTTCAAATTAAATGTGAGTGGTAATAATACAGATTTTGACGCTTCTCCAGACAATGTAGACAACCTTTTACATAGTGGCACTCTTGATAAAGGAGCTTCTGTTACTGGTAACTTAGCTGCTGAAATTAAACAAGGTGCTACTAATCCAAAATTAAAAATGGGCGTAAGTGTTTTTGACGACTCAAAAAATATTACTTTTAGTTTGAAATAATTTATAGGGAGTTTTAGTATGAATAAATTAAAAATTAATACTTGGAATGGAATTTTATCAATTGTTAACTGTTTCTTATTTGCTGCTTCATGGTTCTTTATTATTGGTGCAGCTTTTGATGAATCATTTAACGGAGGCAGTGGCTTAAACTCAACAGCTACATTCTTTTATGCTATGGCATGGATTGGTGTAGTTGTAAGTATCGTTGCATTATATAAATCTAAAAAAGCTTCAATCTCAATAGTAGGTCCGGTTTTGTGTTTAATTGGTAACTTAGCTTTTGGTTTAGCTGCTGCATTTGCCTTTCCTGCAATTGTTCTATTAATAATTGGTACAGTATTTAGTTTCTTACAAAAACCAGCTAACCAAAATAATAATTAATATAATTAATTAAAGCCAGTCATTGTCTAATGATTGGTTTTTACTAGAACTCAAAAAGAACATACATTCTAAGGAGATGAATATAATGGCACAAATCAAAAAATATACCAAAAAAGATGGCTCTAAGGCGTACATGTTTAACTTGTATCTGGGTACTGATCCAGTAACTGGAAAACAACGACGCACAACAAGACGTGGATTTAGAACGATAGCAGAGGCAAAAACTGCCCTATCACGTTTAGAGTTAGAGGTTATAGAAAACGGGCTTCCAACAAGCAAGCGTAAAATCATGACCTTTGATGAGGCCTATAAAATGTGGTTTGAGCAATACAAGACTACTGTAAAGGAAAGTACCGCATACACTCAAAACAATATTATAAACGTTCAAATACTCCCCTATTTCGGATCGTTAAGAGTAGACAAAATAGATACTGCATTTTGTCAAAAACAAGTTAATAGGATTTTTAAAAATTTAAAGAACTATAACAATGTAATCAACATAACACGCCAAATATTAGATTATGCAAAAATAATGAAACAAATTAAAACTAATCCTATGAACGACGTAATTGTTCCTAAAAAACGAAAGACTTTAGACGATACTGATAATCAAGTAAATTTTTACACTAAAGAACAGTTGAAAGTATTCTTAGGGGCTTTAAAGAAACATACTACATATCAAATGTATGTAGTATTTAGAGTTCTAGCTTTCACTGGTATGCGTAAAGGCGAGTTAGCTGCATTAAAATGGTCTGACGTGGATTTTAACAATGAAACAATTACGATAGATAAGACTGTTGCAATTGATAGTAACGGAGGTTTACATATACAAGCGCCTAAGACACGTAAAAGTATACGTACTATATCAGTTGACGACACCACTTTAAACGCTCTTAGAACGTGGAAAAACGAACTTAGAAAAGAATTGTTTAAGCAAGGTAAAAACATAGACAAAGGCGACGGATTTATCTTTCATAGAAATAACGGAAATTTCATAAACAAATACATTGACCAGTTTCTTCCGTCTTTTTTGAGAAAATACGATCTTCCACAAATTAAACCTCATGGATTCAGACACACTCATGCATCTTTACTTTTTGAAAGTGGGGCAAGCATTAAAGAGGTTCAAGATAGATTAGGTCATGAAAACATAAAAACAACTATGGATATCTATACTCACGTTACTAAATCAGCTAGAGAGAAAACGGCAGAGAAATTTGCAAAATACATTGATTTTTAGTCAATGCGTATTCAAATACGTATTCAAAATAAAAATAGGCACTTAGAAAAGTGTCTATAATTACTTATATATCAATGTTTTTGATATGTTTGTATTTCTATATGGATTAAATTTTAATTTTAA